GTTCGCGGCAATTTGTTATTCGTGAAAGATGGAAGAAGAAGAAAAGCAAAACGAAACTGATGTACCACCAAAGCACAAAGGTAGGGAACCCCCAGTACCAAAATTCACAGAGGAAGAGGTCTTCGTGTCGATGAACGAAGCAACCAAAGCCATCTGGTTTCAAGAGAACGGGACAAAGCCTATCACCCTCAACAAAGGTTTGCATCGTCACCCCATGATTGCTGGAGCTCGAAATGTTCTCGAACGGATCGCGCACCAGGAAGCACGTCGTGAGATGGAACTTGGTGGACACAACGCGCTCGGTGTTTGTTGTGTAGGAGCCTGCCCAGTACGTGAGAAGCACTACTGTGATCCATCGAAGGATTGGTTTATGATGCCAATTCTTTCTGCAGGAGACAAGCGACGGTATTCTTTAATGCCTGAGACTTGGAAGGATAGTTGTTGTAAGCACAAATTGGGTGAATGTGAGACGTCATGCCCTACTCGATTTGCAACAGCTGTCTTCGTGCATTCAGCCTATTACCCCCCGTTTGATGTTTTATGGGGATTCATTGACTCGCTTGAATTAGGTTGGGCATATGTCGTAGGTCACTCTTTTCCTGAAGCATTTGGAGGCTTCTACGAAGAGGCAACTTATGGATATGACAAAGACAAGATCTTTATGCACGTTAAAGGTAATGATAAGCCGTATGTTCACGCACCACTTCCGTGGACTATGGATCTTATTGACGATAAAGGACGCTATTTTGGTAGCGAGGTAGTCGAGGTTCGTTCGAATACTACCCTCTGGAGAGTTTACGCATTGCAAGATAAGGCTTTGAAGCAATGTCCCGTACCGTTTGGTGACGTACGTGTTGACTTAAACCAGGTGGGTCCTTTACAGTTTAGTTCTGGGGCCAAATCCCGGATTCTCGATGACGCTAAGATTGAAAGAGTGAGCATTGATTTGGAGAAACTTTACAAGTTTGGTCCAGTTATCTTTAGCATGAACTCAGAGGAATCTTTCGTTATCCCTGTGAATCTAATCCCGGAATTATCTGCTTTCGTCGCGGGCAAGCCACGTGATCCTTTGACTTTGAAAGACGTTATTCGAAGATCATCGGAGATCGTCAAACGGACCCGAGTTCCAACTAAGATGCAGCATCGCACGCTGATGGTTGGGGCTGTTCTGGCATTTTCGGCAACAGTACCTGATGAGGTAAATATGATTCAAACTGCTGTCAACAAGTATTCTTCTTGGTATAACATGCATCGTCGTTTAATTACGATGGTCCCAGTTAACACCTTTTCTTGTTGGTGGATCTTTTTGTTCGTGTTGATCCTGGGGGCTATCGGAACTTTAGTTACTTTTGTTGAACCGGACCAATGGCATATTGGAGGTTTGGTGATCATTTCTATTGGACTTTTAGTCTTCTTGATGTATCTGTGTGTTCGAAAGGGTGCAGTTATGTATGATAACTGGTTGTTTAAACGATGGAAAAATGGAATCACTTCGGCTCATGAGGCCAGTTCCACAGAACCATTGTTGTCTACTTATGCTTCCGAACCGGAGTTTCCGGGTTCACGACTGTTGAGAGATAATCCTACAGAACTGAATCCCACGGCAAAGGTTAGGTTTGTTGAGAGCATGAATGATAAGGGTGAACGTGAGGTAACTCGGATGATTTTAGCAGGTATCGGTTTCGACCATGCAGTACCTGTAGTTCAGGAGCCAACTCGCGAATCTGAGATGCAGGCCGTTTTATCACGGGTAGCAGCAAGATTACCACCTTTCAATTTAGGCGCTCGAGCATGGTTAGATTTGGCACTCTCGCACCCCCTGTTTGACTGGACTCGCTTCGAAGTATCGGAGAGTGAGTTAGCTTTCAACTTGTACGTGAACAGCTTGGATCAGAATGAAGCATACAAAACGGAATTACGACAAGCGTTTAGAGACACAGAAGGTGTTTCCCCTAAACAGCGAGCTTCGAAGACTTTTCAGAAGGCTGAATTAGTCACAAAGCCGGTCAATCGTGGTGAGTATGAGGCAGGGAAACCTAGACTCATTCAAGCACCAGATATGGACGTCAAGGCTAGATGTGGCTATGTCATCTCTCAAATTTACAAGAAAGTTTGCGGTTTATGGTCGGGAGTCGGAAAAGATCCGCGAGTTGTGTATTGTTCTGGTCTCTGACCAGATGAAGTGGGCGCTGTTGTAAACAGATTCCGCAAGCAACATGGGGACTTGGAAGCAATCGAGAATGATATGAGTGTGTACGATGCAACCGTGGGCGATGTGGCTCATGAGATCCGGGACGACCTATATCAAGACGCGGGTATGAGTGAGGGGACCTTAAAATGGTTAAACTGTACCCAAACTGCAGGAGTTACGCCCCACGGTGTAAAGTATGTGATAGAACCTACGGATGGATATTCGGATGGTCGAACTACGCAAAAGATGGTATTGTCTGGACAGCCGGATACCAATTTGTTCGACACTTTCTGGAATGTTCTGTGTTTTCTAGCTGCGATGATCTTCTTATGGGTATCTGGTCAATGGACGTTATGTCAGAGACGGATGCCACCGGGAATGAAACATTTCGATAGAATTCCATTCTTAATGTTAGTCTGTGGAGACGATAACATTACCTTCTTCCCCAAGGGTTATATCGAC